CGTGGAATAACGCAATCTTTTTATTACCAAACATTTTATCAGCACTAATCCAATTGTCTTTGTTGTCTAAAATTGAAAATACTGAAAAATCAATACCACCAATAGAAAATACCTGTGTATCTCTTAAATAATAAAAGTTTTCTAATTCTAATGCATCAACCAATGGAGTAAGAACGTCCATTCTATCCATATTATTCATATTACAATCGTGATTTCCGGTAATAAGAATTGTAGGGCAAGTTTTAGCACACTCTTTGAATAACCAACTTATTTCGTTGACTAATTCTGGTGACATTTCTAATTTAGCGTGGGCAATATCACCTGCTAAATATATAATTGCATCTTCGGTTCCTCTTTTACGGATTTCCTCAAACATTTTTTCAAATACCTGTCTATACTCTTTGTGTCTTTTTACATTGCGGATATGAACATCGGCAATGTGATAAATAGTTTTTAATCTATTCATATTATTTGTTTTCGTAATTATTTATTTCCTCTTCAACTTCTTTCCAATATTTAATAATGGATAAAAATTGAGCATCTTCATATTTTAATTCATTAAGAACAGTTTGTCCGGCCTGAATTGCTCCTTTAGCTTTTTCTAAACTTTCTTCTTTACCAAATTTTTTAATTAAAACCTTTGCAGTTTCTTTTACTGTTTGTGCCATATTATAAGCTATTTATTTTGTTTAATAATAATTCTTCGGGAGAAAACTCTTTTGTTTTCTTTAATTCCTCATAGAATTTCTCATACCCCATATCGGCGGCATCTTTGTCTTTAAGATACATCATTTTTACATGAATACCTTGTTTTCTAAAATATTCGGCAGCTTTAAGTGCCTCATTAATTGCATCGTTGTCTAATGAAATAATAATATCGGTAATTCCACTCATAAAGATTTTTTCAACCAATATTCTTGATGGAAATTTACCTAATAATGGAATTGCATTTCTTTTAATTGTGATTGCGTCAAATACACCCTCACATAGTATAATCGGTTCGTTCCAATTTACTTGAGAGTCAAAACATATTACATTTTTAGAGATTGGAGGATTTTTGTATTTCATTTTGTTCTCCGGATAATACGAACGAGAAACAAAGTAATTTAATGAACCATCGGAATTGTATGATGGTATAATTACTCTCTGTCCATATAACCCTTCTTTACAATATCCTATGTTATATTTGATTATATCTTTAATACCTATTCCTCTTTGAGTTAGGTAATGTATTGCGTGTTTATATTCTGGATTAAACCCTTTAGGAACCTCACTAAGACTTATAAATTCTTTTGGTAAGGAAATGAACACCTTTGTATCGGCATCCTCTAAAAGTGGGTTATAATTGCTATCTCCGTATATCTCTCTAATAACCGAAATAACCTTTCTATCTACATCTAACTTTTTTAATAATGAGGTCAATTTCTTACCACCACTATTGCAAGTCCAACAATGCCATTTTTGAGTTTCCGTATTAACTTGTAGTTTTGGTTTGTGATGATTACAGAAAGGACAGTAAAATGCCAACTCATTCCCTTTAAGAGTGAGATGACTACCTAAGACACCGGTTAGAGTAGATACGACTATATTCTTATCATTTTGCTTCAACACGACTTAAATATACGACAAATATTTGATATTACCAAATATTTTACGGTCTATTTTCCTCTAAAAACCACTCATTTGGGATGATTTTGTCCGAATATTTATATCCGTTCTTTTCACACCAATCCCCATAGGTCGTTTTGGACTTTTTGGTTATTTTGTTCTTTGAATTGGAAAATACGAACCTAATGTCCATATTTGGGTTTTGTTCTTTAACCAATAAGTGTTTCTTACGGTCAGCTGCCACAAATCTACCTTTTGTCTCTATTCTAATACCATTGGGTAGTTTGAAATCGGGATGATAGTGGTGAGTGGATGCAGGAATTATGTATGGAACCTTTTCGGTTTCATACTCTACTTTAATTCCTTGTGATTCTATTTGTTGAGAAATGGTTTCTTCTAAACCAGACTTAAATCCATACTTTTGTGCAACCCACTTTGGATTACTCTTTTTTGTAACTTTTTTAGCCATTAAATTTATTTATTTTCTTTCCTGAGAACCATATTTTTTGGCAGGTGTACTACCATACATACCAAGTATACCTAAACCATATCGGTTTAGACCGGTTGCTTTTTCTAAAGTAAGTATACCAGATTCATCATCTGCAACTTGTATATCTCTATTGCCTTTAGTATATGGAGTTAAATCTTTTAATTTATTACCATCCACCATCTTTGGTTGTGGTGCATCTAATGCAACTGTATCTTTTAGTTCATCGTATTTTTTTAAAATATTTGACATGTTTTTTGTTTTATTTACTTATAAATATAAATTATGTATCAAAACGGATAATAAAGTTTACAGGAATATCTGGTTCTGATTTAATTGGTTGTGGTAATTTTGCAACTGCAACTAAATCACAGTTATCATCATACAATCCTATCGTAGTAATAAATGGTGCTAAAAATGAACCTGTACTATCTACTGACCCACTAAAATCATAATGTTCAAATCCAGCTTTTAAATTTCCAATAGAACCTGTATACCCATAATCCAATATATTACCATTTTCTAGTATAGTTTTCTTTTTTATATAACTTACTCCAGGATTTGTAACAACACTCATATCATTACCATCCGTTGTTATATATCTTTCTCTTTCTTTACCAACATTAATAATTGCCGATGGGTTTTGTGATACATTGAATTCATCTTCGTTTACTATTAAAAGATATTCATGTTCATATATCGTTTCGGTTGATTTATAATACAAATTAAAACTGGATGTATTAAAATTTTGTATTTCTGTTAATACAATCAATCCTTGTGCATAAAATATATTACCCAATTGATTTAAAAGATTATCTAAAAACGGAATTTCATCTACTTCTAATATATCATTTTCAAAATCTATTTTTATTAATTGTAATGTATATGATGTAGAATTATATTCAACTACTAATACATTTGTTTCTAAATTTAATTGAGTTATTTTAAAAGAAATTAATACATTAGTTAAATCTTGTAGTGTTATTTCTTCATTATCAAAGTTTACAACATCCAATTCAATTGCAATATTATTTCCCGATAAATTACCAAACCCATCATCCAAATATATATTTGTATTATCAACCAATCTAACAGAACCTCTTTTGATACCTTCACCAACACATTTTTCTGGAATTGATATAACGATTGCACTACCACTTAAATATCTTTCTTTTATTTTAGTAAATATTGTAAATCCGTTTGTTTTTATACCATATCTTTGAATGGGATTATCCTCTTTACCATTATAAAATGTAGATTTTATTTGACCATATAACGAATGTTTATTATAACTCGAGCCACTTAAATGACCTTGATTTATATTTATCGTTTGTATGTTTGAATAGTTACCTTCCTCTGCAACTAAAACTGAAACATCTGCAGAAAGTTCATCCCATTCTTTATATGCCTTAAACGGCCTTACACTAATATCCGACTTTGGTATTCTTTTTAACATATCGTATATAAATATCTCAAAACTAAAAACCCACCAAATTAAGGTGGGCCATAGTTTTTATTTTATTCTCCGATTAGAAGTCTAATTTAACTTTGATTGCAATCTCTTTATCAAATGATTTTTCAATTGGTTTAGAAACCTTAGCTACTGCTAATAATTCATTTCCATCATCATAAAGACCAACACTTGTAATGTATACTTTTGGGTCTCTTTCAAATAATGGTTGAACAAATTCACCTACTGACCCTGTTATAAATGTTGGGTTGTTTGAGAAATTGAATTCTCTATTGTTTGCTCTTACAAAATAATGAGATGTAGACACATTTTCAGTTCTTCTCATTTGAAAATCTGCACCTGCTGACATTGCATTTAAGAATGCAACTGAACCAGAATTTGCACCATTATTTTGATGATATATATTTGTTATAGATGAAACCGCTGGTGCTAATTTTGTATCGACTCTATTTTCTAATGCTTTTGGATTTAATAAGATAATTCCCATATCTGGATAAAATAAACCATATCCTTGACTAGAAGTTACATCAGAATATGATGTTATACTTGAAGTTAATGCAGAACCAATATTTAATGTTCCTTCTACTACATTATAAACTCTACCTGCAGTTGTTACATTTTCATCAGACCCACCACTATCGTCAATAAGTGTTAAAGAACCTTTTGAACCTGATAATTCTATTGAAAAATTACCTGGATCCAATCTTTCTTTGTATCTAGCTCTATTTACATTGATTACATAGAAATTTTCTAAATTATGACCAGCTGCAGTTGAACCTGTATAAACACTAAAGTATGCATCAGAACTATCTAGTAAAACATTCTTAAATTGATTATAAGTTGCCTTTGTTGGTAGATTTGATGAATCCGTTTGTTGTAATGTAGGTGCACCATATCCATTCACATCACCATACGCAATTGAGAATTGAACCTCAGCTGCAGTAGAAGATGTTGCAATATTATAAACATCTAAATAATATTTACCACTAACACTCGATTGTTGTTCGGATGATGTGAAAAATGCATTTAATGAACCTGTATCACCACTCCATATTCCAGAAGTTACGATTTCAGTTCTATTAGTTACTTTGTCAATTGTACCGAATTTTTTGTAGATACCATTTGTAATTGTTGTGATATCCGAACTGATTTGTTCACCAGTTCCTAAAAATTGGTTTACGATTCTAACTAATTCGTTAGTATCTACTGGAGTGCCTGCGGTGTTTGCTGCACCTGCTAAGTAATTTGATATATTACTTGCTAAAAGGGCTCCTCTATTGTCTCTTATTAATGCCATAGTATTTTATTATTGAACGTAAGTTACTGTTACTGGAATTGTTTGTGAACCACCCGTTTCGTTACCATAAACTGTAATTGTAGTTCTGATAGTCGAAGTTAATGATGGGTTTGGAATAAATTTGAAAGTTAATCCCTTAGCGATTGCTGCAGTTGCAGATACATCGTCTCCGATAAATATTGGAACTGAACCAATTTCTGATGTTACACCTTCACCAATAATATCACCTGCATTTTTGTTAGATAATACAATTGTATATCCTAAACTTCTATTACCTGCTGGAGATGTAGTTGGAGATAATGCAACCTCACCACTTTTTTGACTTACTGAAATGTTTGGAACACCAAATTCAACCACAGGAATACGA